CTCTGGCCTTCTAATTTAACACTTCTCCAGTTTGATTCACAACTAACAACAGAACAATTTTTGAGAGCATCTGTCACTTTCAAGTATTCGATATATAATATTGAAGAGATAGTTTGTTGTTAATATGGTTGATCTGGAGACACTCCAGAAGATGTGGAATGAGGATTCTAAAATAGATCCAGATAATCTTCATACAGAATCACTGAACATTCCTTCTCTTCATGCCAAATACTATGATCTGTACAACAACCTGATGTTACTCAGGAAGAAAGCAGAACAACAAAAGAAAAACATTCGTCATGAAAGATATGAATATTACTCGGGTAAAGCGGACCCAGATGTCTATATTCAGAATCCTTTTCCGAAGAAGATTCGGGATAAAGAAACTATGGCAAAATATCTTGACGCTGATGAGAAACTCTCAGGAGTTTCGCTGAAGGTTGAGTATTATGATGTTATGTTAAAGTTCATCGAAGATATCTTAAAAATGATTTCACAACGAACTTATCATGTCAAGAATGCTGTAGAATTTATGAGGTTCCAATCAGGTTTAGGTTAATGGAAGATCCCAAAGACGATCTCTATGTACAACTAGATTTAGATATTGAGGATGTTCATTCTCTTTACCAATCAGTATGTTTCCACTTAGAAAAGTGGCCTGGTGGAAATCCTGAGGAACAACAACATCTTATCTTTATGAAAGATTTTCTGTATAGAATTGTTTTGGAATATAAGTACGAACATATGAACTAAATATGTGTAGGTGAAATCCTACATGAATGGCTGACTTGAGTATTCAGAAGGTGAACGAAGTTTACCTGAAGATAGAAACAGAACCACACATAGAACATGAACTTAGAGATAGGTTCACGTTTGAAGTGCCTAATATGAAGTTCATGCCTCAGTATCGGAAGAGGCATTGGAACGGAGAGATTCACTTGTTCGATATGAGAACAAAGAGGATCTATGTTGGTTTGCTCGATAAGGTAGTTGCTTTCTGTGAGCAATCAGACTACTCTTATGAGTTTCAAGAGAATAAGTTCTATGGTCTTCCTTTTGAGGTCAATGAAATGATCTCCAAGGAAGGTGTCAAAGATTATATGGCATCAATCACTGGTCCTGATATCAAAC